TGCGGCTGCGGCAATCCTAAACCAAATTGGCAAATTAATAGAGACTGCTAGTGAAGCTCAAGGTGGGGCGCAACGAGTCATGTCTGCTATTCTCGATTTCGGTCAGGGCTTGGATGATCTTGAGAAGAACGAAAGAGAGAAGTTTGTTAATGTCAGCCATAGTGATCTGCTCAAAATTTCCATGATGCGTAGGCAGCAAGAGCGGTACGAAAAGGATCTTGAGAATATGCTCATAGTGGTAGATCCCGCCCTTCATACTACCTATGTGAAAGCCAAGGCTGATCAAGCTGCAAAACGTAAACGACATATGGAAATGCTGGCCCAGCAGAAAAAACAACGGGCAGAGTTAGTCCAACGGATTATATTGATAACAGTGATTGTAATTACCGGTTTAGTCGCTGCTGGAATTGTAGTTGGCCTAGCTATATTAATGTTTAAAGGTTAGGAGAAGTTATGGACGTAGGAGCAACAAATCCTGCCAACCAAATAGCTTGGAGGCAGGTAGCAGAACAGAAGTACCAGCGGTTAATGGATGATCTTCAGGTTGAAGAACGCAAACAGAAAGTGGAGCAATTAAACACTACACTGTATGTGGCTAAAAATAATAAGATACAACTGCAATCGGGGAAAGCCCCGACTAATCTTAATTTTTTGGTGTAGCTATGGGATTTAAGTTAAGTGCAGGGCTAGGACTAGCTTTAGTTATTTTGGCAGGGTCTTTTAAAATGTATTACGACAAGACTGAAGCCGAGATTGAAGCGTTTCATTTGCAGCTTGAGCAATCGATCCAGAACCAAAAGACCCTGGAAAGCACTATCGAACAGCAAAATGAGAACTTAAAGCAAGCTGTTGAGAATCAAGAGATGATGATTAGCCAGGTTGAGAGGCTAACAAAAGAAAACATGGTGGCACAGAACGAGGTCACTGATATCAGAAAAAAGTTCTCACGGCATTCCATGGATGTATTGTCTATCAGGAAGCCAAAATTAATAGAGAATATTATCAATCGCGGTACGAAGTCAGTACTCAATGATCTTAAAGACATAACCGATGAAACACAGTTTGATGAAAATACTGATATTCCTGGCGCTTCTGCTAGTTAGCGGTTGTTCTATGCTTGGATCAAAGCGGGATATTCCTGAAGTTAAACCTGTGGAAGTGGTAACAATAGTAAAGAAGGCACCAACCTATCACCCTCCATTACCCAATCGAATAGATCCCGTCCCAGTAGAATGGACAGTATTAAACCCAGAACTAATGCAAGAATACCTGGATGATTTAAATGAAGGAAATGCGCCGACCAACGCCTGGTATGCTCTTACCACCAAAGGGTATGAGAATCTTTCTACTAATATGGCAGAAGTAAAAAGGTATTTAAGACAAGCACTTAGTATCTTAAAATACTATAGAGAATTGGATAAAGAGGAGCCTGAAGCTAATGAGTGAGCAGTTAAGAGAAATGCTAAGAAGGCATGAAGGTGTACGAAACTTCGTTTATATGTGTAGCGAAGGTTATGAAACAATAGGTGTAGGCAGAAATATCGCTGACTCTGGGTTAGGTCTTTCTGATGATGAAGTTGATTACCTTCTGGACAATGATATTAAGCGTGTGAAAGAAGAGCTTAATGATGAGTATTATTGGTTTGCCGCGCTCAATGAAGCAAGACAACACGCCATGATAGACATATCATTTAACCTTGGTCAGACCAGATTAAGAGGATTTAAGAAGGCTCTTGATGCAATGTCTTTTGAGGATTTTGATAGAGCCGCTGATGAATTTATGGATAGTAAATGGGCTGAACAAGTTAAAAGTCGAGCGCCAGAAGTTACTGAAATGATTAGGACGGGAGAGTATTCGTAATGCCTCTTCAGAAGTTTTTATTTAATCCAGGGATCAACAAAGAGGGAACCGACTATACTGCTGAAGGCGGTTGGTTTGATGGAAACCTAGTCCGTTTCCGCAAAGGATTTCCTGAAAAGATTGGTGGTTGGTCTAAGGTTATTCAGACTTCTTACAATGGCACTGGCAGAAAACTATTAGGATGGGTTGATTTAGCTGGAACAAAACTTCTTGGTCTTGGAACCCGGACCAAACTTTATATTCAGGAAGGTACAAACTATAACGATATTACTCCTATAAGAAGTACGACTAGCGCAGGTGATGTGACGTTTGCAGCGACTAATGGGTCAAGCACCCTTACTGTGACTGATACCGCTCATGGCGCATCACAAGGAGATTTCGTTACTTTCAGTGGAGCCGCTTCGTTAGGAGGAAATGTTACAGCGACCGTGTTGAACCAGGAGTATGAGGTAGCAACCATCCCCTCTACTAGCACATACACTATTACAGCAAAAGATACTAGCGGTGATGAAGTTACTGCAAATGCTAGCGATAGCGGAAATGGAGGTGGCTCTACGGTAGGCGCTTACCAAATTAATATTGGGCTTGATGTATTTGTAGACGGCACGGGGTTTGGAGCGGGAACCTGGGGCGGTGGAACCTGGGGTTCTACAAGTTCTTTAAGTAACTTAAACCAGTTGCGCCTTTGGTCTATGGATAGTTTTGGCGAAGACTTGCTTGCCAATGTGCGGGCAGGTGGTATTTATTACTGGGATACAAGCGCAAAAACTCTTGGGACTGATAGAGCTGTTGCATTAACTGATTTAAGCGGTGCTAATCTTGCGCCTACAAAAGGATTACAAGTACTAGTTTCCGATGTAGACCGACATGTTGTTGTCTTGGGCGCAGACCCTATTAGCGGTAGTTCTCGTTCAGGCTCAATTGATCCAATGTTAATTGCATTTTCAGACCAAGAAAATGTTGTTGAGTGGGAACCCAAATCTACTAATACGGCTGGCTCATTAAGATGTTCATCGGGTTCTGAAATCATTGGAGGGCTTCGAGCTAGGCAAGAAACTTTGGTATGGACTGATGTTGCTCTTTACAGTATGCAGTTTATTGGAACGCCATTAACTTTTGGCCTTAATCTAATTAACGAGGGCGTTAGTCTTATTGGCCCTAATGCGTGTATTAATACACCATCTGGGGTCTTCTGGATGGATAAGAAAGGTTTCTATACATACACAGGATCAGTTGCTCCCGTTCAATGCAGCGTCCATTCCTATGTGTTTGATGACTTAAATGAAGGACAGGCTTATCAGTTCTTTGCATTTTTAAATAAACAGTTCAACGAGGTAGGTTGGTTCTATTCTTCTGCTGATTCTACCGCTATAGATCGATATGTTGCGTACAACTATGTAGACCAAACATGGAACATCGGGCAGCTTTCACGCACCGCATGGTTGGATGAGGGTATTGTTGCATTCCCCAGGGCCGCAGGTAAGTCGAGCTCTACTCCTTATTTATATCAACATGAAACAGGCAATGACGCAGACGGTAGCCCAATGGATGATGTGTATATTGAGTCAGCTGACTTTGATATTGGAGATGGAGAAGAGTTTCAATTTATTAAGCGCATGATTCCAGATGTTAAATTCACGGGCAGTGGAGGCAGTGACCAGCAGATTAATGTGGTTTTAAAACAGCGTAACTACCCTGGCGATTCTTTATCTACAGATCAAACCACCAGTTTTACTGCGTCTACAACCAAGATAGATATGAGGGCTAGAGCCAGGCAGGCTGCGTTAAGATTTGAATCTGATGATGACGCATCTACTGGTGTAAGAGAAGGCGTTGGTTTTAGAATTGGTGGTACTCGCCTTGATATTCGCCCCAATGGTAGAAGATGAGTAAGCTTTTACAGGGCAGACTTCCTTTTGAAAGGAATAATGTTGTTGAAGCTGGTACTTTTAATAGAACGGTTAGATTGCTGGAGCTTAGTCTGGACTCTTTTGATCCAGATGAAACCCCGCAATTTACTGCATCAGAGATAGATGAACTTAAGTTTCAGGCAGGTAATCTAATATGGAACACAACTACAGGGAATTTGCAGGTATGGACAGGAACCGAATGGGTTAATGTTACTACTCCGTCTTCTTCAGGATTGAGCGCAACCGCTACTCTTGGAGAGGTTCAAGTTATCGCAAGTGGTTCTATTGTGGTTGTTATATGATATATACTAAAGGTTGGGAAAAAAATGGCTAATTCAATGAAAAGACCTCCCATGCAAAAACAAGCAGAGCGTCTTGCAGAACAAGGACGTTTTGGTGATTCAATGCTGGTTCATATGAATCCAGCAGAGGTTGAAGGCATAGCTTCTTTAATGCCTGGTGGACAGCTAACGATTAACCCCCAGACTGGCCAGCCAGAAGCATTTATTGGAGCGTTAATTGCAGCGGCTACGGCAATTGGCGGCGCTGTAAAAGGCAGGAAAGACAGGAAAGCAGCTCAAAGACAAACAGATGCAATTGCAGCAAAGTCAGCGCCTTTTGATAAATTCACAGCAGACCAATTAAATAGAATTGCTAGTGGACAATCTTCTGCATTTTCTCCAGGGCAATCATATGCAGACATTAAAGATAAATCGAAGATTGGTTTTCTTCCAGAAGGCATGTCACCAGGAATAAACTTTGATTTTCAGAATACCCCAGGGACGATGTATGCAAATTATCAACCTGATAATCCTTTTGCGATGGGACCTCTTCCTAAGCGAATGACCCAGCAGTCTGTCAGTCAAGATCAAACTGATACAGATGAAACGGGTGGAACAGTTGCGACAATTCCCGCTGATGATGTTGGTGGGATGGCTCCAGATTTTGATCAATTGGAAATGATTAACGCATCAAGAATAGAGCAAGGTCTTCCTCCGTTTGAAAGTATAGAAGATTTTTATGACTTTGTTTCAGATCAACATGAAGGGGGTCCTGATTCCTGGCTTGGCCCAATGGTTGCCAATGAAGGTGGTCTTGCTTCGTTGCCTCAAGGTTTTTTTGGGGGAGGAGAAGCAGACGGCACTACTGAAGAAGAGCAAGCAAGAGAGAATGAGCGTCTATTAGAAGAGGTTTCACGAGGTATTTTTGGCGGCATAGGCAGAGCCGGAAGAATGGAAAGAAGAGCCAATCGAAGATCAATGCGACAACAAAGAAGAGGTGATAGGCAAGCTTCTGGTGGATGGTATCTCGGTAAAAACCTGGGTAGAGCAAATCCAAGCATGGGTGGTGCAAACCAGGTTAATTATTCTGAAGCGACACGCCCACAACAATCCCCACAGGCTCCACAAGAAGGTGGATGGTATCCTGGGAAAAGAGTAAAAGATTGGTCGGATAAAAGAAAAGCTGAAGGCAAATGGTATCCTGGGAAAATTGATGAAGCCATTGATCAAGGTTTTAAAGATCGGAGAGCGCAAAGAAAAGCCGAAGGTAAATGGTATCTTGGTAAAAATCTTGAAAACTTAACATCAATTCCAGAGAGGCTTTCAAATAGAACAGAAGCTATAGATGCTGCTAATGCTTATGCTAGATCTATGGGAGTTCCAGAAGCGCAACGTGGTGGATGGCGTGGACGAGCACAAAGTTGGCAAGATCGGGTATCAGAAGGAAACCCTGGTTTGAATTGGTTATCTGGTTTGGAAAACCGGCAAGACGTTCTAGGAGGTATATTGTCATTAATAGGAGGTTATGCTGACGGCGATATGGTCGAGCATTTCCCTAGAATGAATGGCCCTATTTCTGGTCCAGGAACTGAAAGGTCAGATGATATTCCAGCTATGTTAAGTGATGGTGAATTTGTTGTTAATGCAAGAGCTGTTAGAGGTGTTGGAAAATTAAATGGCGCAAATGGAAGTAAGTCTGATCAACGCAGAGAAGGCGCAAGAATGATGTACGCATTGCAAAATGCTGGCGAACAGGCAATGAGGAGAACTTAAACAATGTCAACTCAAACTTATCAAGAAAGCGCACCTTATCTAGCGCCTGAGTGGGCAAGACAATATCAAGACCCGGCTGTCGAAATGGCAAGTCGCCGTATGATGGAGTCTTATTTCGGTCCTGACGGAATGATTAATCAGCAGATACCCGTACCTATCCAGCAGGTTGCGGGTCTTTCTCCCCAAGAAATACAAGCAAGAAATTTAGCACAAGGACTTGGTGGTTTTGGAGGTCAGCTAGCAGAGGCCCAGGATATGTATCGTCAAGGCTCTCAAGCATTTGACCCTTCAACCGCAGGGTTGTTTGGAGATCCTAGAGCTAGACAGCTGTATGAGCAAAGTCTTGGTGCGTATGACCCTCGTTCTGGTCAACAGTTTATGGACCAGGAAGGCAGGCAAATGATGCGTGGTGCAGCTGGTGATATACAGGACGCGCAAGCCGGTATCGGTCGAGAAGTATCTGGCGCTCAACGCGATATGAGAAGAGCTGGTTGGGGCGCTGAAAGAGAATCTAGAAGAGGTCAGCGAGGAATGCGTGAAGCAGCCAGAGGAATATCTGGACAGGTAGGGATGGCGCAAGCTGGTGCTGGAGAAGCAACTCAAAGAGCAAGAGCAGAAACCGCAGCAGCAGGAAGAGATTTAAGAAGCGCAGGACGGATGGGAAGAGGTACTGCTCTTCAAGGGATAGAGCAATTAAGAGGAACTGGAGATGAATACGATCCTTCCTCTGCCAGCAGATACATGGACCCGTACAATCGTGATGTGATAGAAGCGCAACAAGCTGAAATTGCTAGGCTTGGCGAGAAACAAAAACAAGATGCTCGATCTCAGCAGGTCCAGGCTGGAGCATTTGGTGGATCAAGAGGCGCTATTCAAGAAGCCGAAATAGGTCGAAACGTATTGCAACAACAGGCTAAGACTGGCGCTGAATTAAGATCGCAAGGATTCCAACAGGCGCAACAACAAGCACAGCAAGCGTTTGAACAGTCTCAAGGAAGAAGACAGCAAGCCGCTCAGTTAACAGGACAGTTAGGCCAGGCTGGAGCGCAGACTGGTATATCAGCAGCAGGTCAAGCTGGGCAGTTAGGATTAAGCGCAGAGCAGATGGCTCAACGAGGCGCGCTTGAGGGCGGCCAGCTTGGTATGTCTGGTCAAATGAATCAAGGCCAGCTTGCACAGCAAGCTGCTCAGATGGGTATATCTACCCAAGAACTTCAAGGACAGCTTGCACAACAGCGCGGCATGATGGGCATGCAAGGACAGCAGGGCATTGGCGCTCTAGCTGGACAGCGAGCAGGCAT